TAAGGCCAGTAACTATACTTTTGCCGGTGGAACTCAAGCAATTGTTGAACCTACAAGCAACAGGATGAAGCGTGTTTTAGGTAGTTTTCTTTGGAGTGCAGCCGATTATGCAGGTATTCAAGCAGGTATAACTATGGTTGGTGCTGATGAGCAGGCTTCTGGTCAGAATGTTTTGACTTATTTACAAAATCTTGCTCGCAGTGAGCCAGGCGATTTTTATAGTAATTCTTCAGCAATCTACACTTTCAAGGATCGTAGTTTTATTAACTACACTTACACAAATGTTGTTAGACAAAACTTTGTTTCACCGCCTTCTACTGCTACTGCTTCTACTGCGACAGGCACAGCTATTCCGACAGGTTGGGTTTATGGAACTGCAACAACAATAGACCCGTCTGCGCCTTATCAATCTGGGACAGCAAATGTGGCTCAAGTTGTGGTAGCCAATAATTCTACCGAAATGCTATTTAATGAAGTGAACGCTTTAAAATATAATTCTGAACAGGCTTCTGCTGGCACTGTTGTTGCTTCAGCTTATGTGTATGGCTTGCAGACTTCAGATATGACTATGCGTTTAACTTGTGTTAATGATGCTAATAGCACTGTGGCTAGCACAGCAACAACTATTACTTTTGCTGGTGGTTGGGAAAAGATTTCAGCTACCGCAGTTTATGGTGATATAAGTTTTTCAGGTATAAAACTTCGTTTATCTGCAACTGGAACTGCGCTTGTAGGTTTTTATGCTAACGGAATTATTGCTGAAAATATTGCTCAAGGTGCTTCTGCTGGAGCGTATTTTGATGGGGCTTCTAGTCCAGGCATAACTAATGCAACAACTCGTTATGAAGTTGCTTGGCTTGGTTCACCTGGTAAAAGTTCTTCAGGTTTAGTTACTTCTACTGCTGCCACTGCAACTGCACCTACTTTAGTTACTTTTGCTGACCAAAACTCGCAGGGCGCTTTGTATGGTAATGGCACAGGTATTCCTTTTACTGATTTGCAGATAACTTATGCTTCAGATCAGATGTATAACAATGTGCAAGTTGTGGGTGTGAACGCTACTGCTACTGCTTCGGATACTGCGCTTATTTCTCGTTATGGCAATTTTTCTTGGTCGCAAACAGATAATTTGACTACTTCTGTTACTAGACCGGCAGTTTTGGCTACAAGTTATTTGGCTGAATTTCGTTTACCAGAATATAGGGCTTCTGCTATTACTGTTGCTTTGCATGCTTTGACTACTGCTCAACAAAACTTGTTGTTAGCTTTAGAGTTGCGTGATGTGGTTAGGGTCTGTTTTCAACCTTCAGCAACAGGTTCAGTGATTGCAAAGTATTATCAGATTTTAGGTATTGACTGTAATGCTGACCCTGAAAGAGTTGAATACACTTATAAACTGGCTTCATTAGATCGTTTAGGTATGCGGTTAGATAGTCCTTATCTAGCTATTTTAGACACTTCTATTTTGGGATAGTAAACTAGGGCTTTAGGAGAACTTTTATGACTTTGAAAACTTGGGCTGTCGGCGATGTGCTTACAGCATCTGATTTGAATACTTATGTTTCAACGCAGGTCGTTGGAACTTTTGGTTCATCTGCTATTCGAGCTACCGCGATTGTTACGCCTGTAAATGGTCAGCTCGCTTACCTGACTGATAAAGACCATATTGAACATTATGATGGGGCTACTTGGCAGCCTTTGCCTGCTGCGGTTTATGCGTTTTCTGCTACTGGGCCGAGCACTGCTGTTGCTGCTGCTAGTTCTGCTTTAGTGTCTGTTGTTTTACCTGTTTCAAGATTTACTACTGCACCTATTATTGTTGGGTTGAGCACTTCTGGAGCATATTTTACGCCTGTTGTAAATGCTGTAAATACTGGAACTGCGACTATTGCGTTAGTAAATAATGGTGGTGTTTCTCAGCCTGCAACACAGACTGTTTATGGTTTAGCAATAATGATGGCTACTGGAACTGCTGCGGGTTAGGAATAATTATGTTGAGTTGTAAAACAGAATCATGTTCAGTAAAGGGTGTGCCTAATACTGCGCCTGCTGAAGGAATCCTTGTTTGTGGTTTGTGTGGTCAGGAAATGACTGCAAATGACTGAGCCGACTAAACCTAATAATCAGACTTTGTTGTTGCAGATTATTCGCGACATCGAAATTTTGAAAGCAAATAGTATTCAGATTCTTGATGCTTCACGCGATCACGAAAATCGTATTCGTGATTTGGAGAAACAAATAAATCGTAGTGCTTGGATACCTGCTTTGATTACTGCTGTCTTAACTTCGGTAAGTGTTTATTTGATTAGTAAAGGATTAAAATGATTAACCCTGGAACATACAACATCACTGCTTATCAGGGTGCGGATTGGGATAGAACTTTTACCATTACACAATCTAGCACTGCCCTAAACTTGACTGGCTATACTGCCGCTATGCAGGTGCGTGAAGCAGCTGATTCCACTGCTTACCTGGTGTCTTTGACTTCTGGTTCGGGTATTACTTTGGGTGGCACTGCTGGGAGTGTTGCTGTCGCTATTACTTCAGCGCAATCTTCTGCTTTATCTTCAGGTTCTTACGCTTATGACCTTGAGTTGATTTCTGGCAGTCAGGTTACTCGCCTGCTTCAGGGTGCTTTCACTGTTGTAGGAAATGTGACTAGATGAGTGATGTTGTTGTTTCTGTAACTGAATCTACTACTGCTGTAACTGTTAGTGAGCAGGATGTTGCTGTTGCTGTCACTGAATCGGTAACGCAAGTGTCGGCTTCGAGTGTCGGCTTGCAAGGAGTTCAAGGTATTCAGGGCGATCAGGGCGCTTCAGGTGTCGTTTCTGTTACTACCCCTATAACTAATTCAGGCAGTTCAAGTTCAGCCATTATTGGTATAGATCTAACAAACATCGCTCAAAGAAACAGCGCTAACACTTTCACTGTTGGCGGGCATCTCATTACAAACGCTGCAACAGCAATAGTCCCTTTAACTGTTCGTGGTGTTGCGTCACAGTCTGCTAACTTGCAGGAATGGCAAAACTCGGCAGGTTCAACTGTTGCAAGCATTTCGTCAATAGGTTTATTTAACAACAGCACAACAGGAATCATAACTTCTTACACTCGTCAAGGTGGAGCTCCTTTTCTTGCAACTCTATCTGTCGGCACTAACGGAACAGCACAAGTTGGAGCTGTTATTCGTGGTGTAGCATCTCAGTCTGCTAACTTGCAGGAATGGCAAGACAGCGGTGGAACAGTATTAGCAAAAATTGATTCAACTGGCATTATCCAATCTGCAAACGCTTTTCAAGGAACAGGCTTTTTAGGCACAAGCGGTCTAACAACTATTAGCGTTGCCACTCAAAGAAACGTTGGACTTGCAACAGGTTCAGGTTCTTATGGTGGTGGTCAGGCAGTTGTTTTTATTGGCACAGCAACAGTTGTTCCAACAACAAATCCTACTGGTGGCGGTATCTTGTATGTTGAAGCAGGTGCGTTAAAGTATCGTGGAAGTTCAGGAACAATAACAACTCTAGGAGCAGCATAATGTCTGATTTTGATGTATCAAACGATTACAAGCTACAAACGCTAAACTCTCGTCTTGAAGCGTTAAATGTTGAAGGCTGGCATAATGAAGAAGCTCGAACTGTTGCAACTGCTCTCGGTAACACTGAAGAAGTTGAACGCTTGACTGCGAACATAGAGATTATTAAGTCTGCAATCAGTGCAGTGCAACAACAGATCACTGCGCTAAACGGATAACATTTGCTAATCTAAAATTGTGGTATGACCGCAATTTATATTGAACCTTTTAAAGCTAATCTTCGTGGAGATGAGTTCGGCAATCTAGCACCATACCGCGACGGAAGACCACATCGCGGACAAGACTGGCATCCTGCTGAGAAATCTCCTATTCACGCTATTACTGATGGCACAGTGTTTATCAATGAGTGGACTGATGGGCTTGGCTGGATTGTTGTTCATTCGGCTAAAGATGGAATGTTTGTGCTTTACGCTCACCTGGCTAAACAGTCTGACTTGAAGAAGGATGAAAAGGTTGTTGTCGGTAAGACTGTTATCGGCCTTGTTGGGGGTGGGAAGAATACGCCTAGCGGTAGTTTTTCAACTGGTGCTCATCTTCACCTATCTATTGGTAAAGCTAATAAGTCTTGGAGTAATCCTGCCATTCATTTGGCTGCCTATGAAGCATTAGTTGATCCGCTGAAACACATTCTAGAAAATAAGGGGTAAATATGAAACCGTTTGGAAATGTTTTACTTAGAGTTGTTGCTACTTTTGTTGCTTCAGCGTTAGGTGTTATTGGTGCTGGTTCGCTTGGTGGTGTTGCACCTGCTACTGCTGCTGCTATTGGCGGTATTCTTGCTGTCGCTAAAGTGATTGAGAAACTGTCTTTGGCTT